TTTCCAATTTTCTTCCATGTTACTTGGATAAACGTTTAGATTTTAGTGGAAACATAGGACTTTTAAGCCTAAGTTTAGAGTCACTCTCACGCATGTAATTGTCCTTTGGTCTAGGATTATTTACCTTGGGAGCTTTCTTTGGCTTTCCACTTTTCATCAGATTCCTTTTTTGCTCTTAGAAGCTTTTACAAGCCCTACAGGCTTGGTAGCTTTACCAGTTTGATTCTTACCAATTGTTCTCTTAGTTTGATTGTAAGAAGCCAATTTGGTAGATGTGCTGCTCTTAGAAGGAGCCAACGTTCCTGCTTTCTTTGCCATTGTATTTGTTTTTAATTATTTACAACCGTATTTACACTTCTTCATTTTACCACCGCTCTTCATTTTCCCTGCATTCATCTTTGCTCCTGCAATCCTATCAGCAGCTGTAGGCTTAGGATTTTTGTCTACGCCAGCCTTAACACTGAGCATACCAAATGATCCACCATCCTTAAACTTCTTCTTAGGAACAGACTTCTTAGCAGGTGTAGATGTCTTCTTAGCAGGTTTGTCGTACATTCCTGTAGCAATGTTAAACCCACTCTCATAGGTTGACTTAGATTTAGGAATCATTTTGCCGGGGAACATTTCACTAGGAACAGAATCTACAGCAGCTCTCTTTTTTGCTGTTACAGATTTTCCCATCTGCGCTTTTTTCATTTTCTTTACAGTAGCCATGTTATTTAGATTTTTTTTAGTTTACCACCTTTTTCCATCATAGATGTAGTCTTTTTAGACCCCACCTTACCACCATGCTTTTGTCTTTCGACTGCTTTAATAGTCTTTCCTTTAATGAAGTCTTTCACTGCACCTCTTGGAACCCTAACCTCTCCTTCAAAATCTTTTATATTTTTCTTACCTATAGTGGTTTTTACATTGGCAGGGAAGCTTTTCTTTCCTGCTGCATAACCTGTAGTGTCAACAGAATAGTCAATATTTTTACCGCCCCTGCCAATCATCCTACCTGTTAGTCGTTCTCCACTTTGGGCTTTTTTAAGTTTTTTTACAGTAGCCATTATTATATATTTTTGATTGTTAGCAATTCCATTTACGAAGGGCAAGAGCTTTTCTTGTAGGCTTGCCATTTTTTCTCATAGGACCTTTTACTCCTGACATTCTAGCGCAAAAACTTTTTCTACGATTGGCAGATTTACTCCCTTTTTTAAGCTTAGAAGGAGGCGTAGTTACAGCCATAGAAAGTTTACTTCCGGGATTCTCTCTTCTATAAGAGGCAATTCCTTTCTTATTAAGACCACCAGATGCACTCTTTCCCTCTTTACGAGTCCAAGCAGCAGTCTTATGTGATTTCTTTACACTAGCCATGATTATTTCTTTTTATACTTGTAGTCAGGATTGTCCTTATGCCATTTCTTTGTAGCAGCAGCTCCTTGCTTGACAGTTTTGGCTTTACCTATTTTACTGAGGTTGATGGTGTCCCATTTTCCTTTATCCATTGTAGGATGGTTCACCATGACATCTCCTTTCTTACCTTTAGGAGAATCCTTCTTGGCTTTATACACTACATGCTTTTCACCTCCAGCTTCCACTTTTAGCTTTCCTCCGTTCTTGAGGGCAGAACCTTTGAATACACCTTTCTTTTTAATAAGAGGTCCATTGGGTACAGGTGTAATTGCTCCTTTTATGGCAGGGATGGTGTCTCCGTATTTGAGAACACCTTTTCCAACATAAGCTTCTGCTTTCTGTGGATTGTAAGGACCAGCTTTTTTAATACTCTTAGCCACCTTTTCTAGCTTTAGCCATTTTCTTTAGTGTCTTTGCAAGTGCTTTCCTCTTAGGAGTACATGTAGTTTTAGTCATGGGGGTGCAATAGCCCTTGTGCTTAGGGTTAATTGTCTTCTGTATCCATTTCTTATCTGTAGCCATTGTTATTTCTTTTTAGCTATCTTGCCACCCTTCTTATAATTAGTGCCCATCATTTTATTGACAGAACCTCTAAGTTGTTGACCCATTTGAGGGAATGAAAGTTTAGCAGCTTCCATTTGACCAAGACCTGCTTTTTTTCTAAGCTTTTGAGCTTTAGAATAATCTCTTGCTAAATCAACAGTGTTATAAGGTTTTCCACCGCCAAGATCTTCAAGTGCCTTCTTATCATTCTTACCTATTGCTTGTCTCCCTGCTTTATGTTTAGCATACGCTTCATCATATTCTTTTTTAGCAGAAGTTCCTGATTGGGCTTTTTTGATAGTGCCACCTTTCTTCATGTTACCAAGAGTGCGTTCTTGCACTTTTGTCCAAGCACCTTTAGGATCAACCATAGGAGCTTTTTTCTTTTTGCTAGCTACACCGCCAGCTTGGTATTTTTTCACGGTTGCCATGTTATTTCGTTTTAGCTTTTATTTTCTTTTCCTGCTTGAGCATTGCAGCTGTAGGCTTCTTTCCTGAGCCTTTGTTTGCACGAATGGAATCCCACAATCCCCATTGAGATGTAGATCCATCTTTTCTCTTAACCATTTTCTTTGCCATCACCTGTAAATTGAAAAAGGGTGTTGCCGTGGAGACAACACCCATTAGATTAAGAAATCTTTCCTTCGGCTTTCATTCTACCATAGATGGCAAGGACACTACCAACTGCTGCAATTGCTTGGCTGATGATTACAGTGACATTTCCTTGAGCTGCTTTCACTGCATCTGCATAAGCTTTCAGTTGATTGAAATCAGCATTCTCAGGGAGCTGAACATCAGGAACTTTAAGCACTTCACTGATTACATAACCAAGGGCTGCAATAAGAATGCCCCAAATGGTCTTAGACTGATACCATGATTTTGTTTCCATATTGATTGTTTTATTCGGTTTTTTCCACTGCCACTCCTGACCTAACAGCTTTAGCCAATTGTTCTTCAACAATATCATTTGCTGTCATAGCAAGGAATATTTTTTGTGCTTCAGGTGTAGAGAGTGTTGCTCTCAATGCGTTTAGAATAATTCCAAACTCTCCTGCATTCAATGTGAATGTTGCATCAGGCTTCCATGTATATGCCTTTGAAGGGTCAAATTGATTAGAAGCCTCATCATTTTTAACTACGTTCATGTTATTTGGTTTTAATGCGTAAATGTATGTTATTCAATTGAAATATCAAAGACAATTGTTCCACCACTTGATTTAATACTTTTAGACATGTCCAATCTTATATTGAGCATTGTGTGAAACCTCAACAGCTCCTCTACAATTGCATTTGTATATTTAGGAGCAGAAGGAACAAGTCTGAAGTGATAACCCTTAGGAACCTTTGTCACTTCTAATATTGCAAACTCATCTACAGAATCAATAATTCCCTCAAGATGTAAGAAATAGACAACATCATTGTCTTTCATCACTTCAGGAAGAAACTTTGTGTGCAATTGCATCAGCTCAACGTAAGAAGGTAAAGTGTTTTAGCTGCTTCACCACTCAGGCTGTCAGCAAGATTACAAATGTCATGATATGAATTTGCTTCTCCATATGCCTTCAAATCAGATGCAAATTGTTTAAGCTCATTCACAACACTCATTGCACTAGCGTTATTAACAACAGGTTCCATTTTAGGAGCCTGTACACGTTTTCCTGCATATCCCATAAGCTTCTCCATCACTCCATCTTTGAAGTCATGTACATAGTCATACAATCCACCAGTTGCTTGATGTTCTGCATAGCTACTAGTTTGCCAATGTATGAGATGCAATTGTTCGTGGAAAAATGTGAGCTTTCCTGCAATGCTCTCAAGTGTCATTCCTGAAGACCCTTGTTGCATCATTTCTTTAGGGAATATGGTTTTCATTATCATCTAGGGGTTGTAGTGGTGGTAGATGTTGTTGTAGGAGCTATTGTAGTGGTGGGAAGACAACACTCATAAGCATCAATCTCCTGCCAATCACCTACCTTGGGCTTTGTCCTCTGTAAAATAAGACTTCCTGCTATCACTCTACCTGTAGCATCATATCTTACAAATGCTTTTAAATCTTTTCTGTTTGACATTGTAATATAGTTTATCCAATGGATGCGGTGGTGGTGGTACTAGTGGTGGTGGTGGGGTTGCAGCACTCATATGCTGTAATCTCTTTCCATTTGCCTACTTTAGGCTTGTTTCTCCTGAGGATGAGGCTCCCCGGAACTATGCGTCCACTGCCATCAAAACGCACATACGCTTTTAAATCCCTGCGTGAATTTGCCATGTTAATCGTATTTTAAATGATACTTATTGTTTAGCTCAATGAGCTTTTTTACATAATAGTTGTTGCACAATGTTTGGTTTTGTTCGTTGTTGAGAATGTTGAGAAGGTTGTCTGTGAAAGGAATAAGTCCTGCATGGTATTTTCCTTTGTAGAACATTGGTGTTTCTCCATGCATTTCTCCTGTCACACCTGCATTGTGGAATATTCCCACAGTGTCAAGTTTATGAATATGATCAGTGCTCCATGCAAAGTCCATCTCTTTCACCACCTTAGATTCCATTCCTCTAGCCCAGATGTTCCAAAGCACAGCCCACATGTCTGCACACCAACTTTGAAATCCTCTGTTCTCATTCTCAAAGAATCTTCTATTTATAGATTGGAGATAGGTGCGAATGTTTATACAATCCGTAATCACCTTTTCCCAAAACTTATCATCTATGTTCTTGAGAAGATATTGCGCTCCTCCAGAGTTAAGATTGTTTAGTTCACATGTTTCTCTTGACACACCAACAGGAGCTGTAATCTCTGCTAATACATCAATTGTTTTATATTCTTCAAGCCTTTCAGGAAGTACATCCCTAACCTTGCTGTCAAAATAGCTTGCGTTAATGTAGCTATTTGTATCACTGACATAACATATATCGTCATCCAAATACTTATCAAGGTTAAAATTGGATGTAAAAAGAATATCACAATCACAATATAACACTGCATGATTTTTCATTTCAGGCTTTGCCTTGAAATATTTCATCAATGTGTAAGGTCTGAGAATTGGAATGTAAATGGGAATAAGCTTTGAAACATCATCCTCATCTATTTGATAAAAGAATTCAGCTTCTGGATATAAATCCTCAAGTCTTTTCCAATTCTCATTTGGCTTTCTGAAGTTTGGTGTGAAAACAAGGACAATAGCTTTATCAGAATGTCCTATTTCTTTCAAGCTTTCAAGCCAAGCATGTGTTTGCCACATGTAATATGTGTCATCAGGCTGCGAGCATATTATCTTTAGTTGTCTCATTTTTTTGTTGGTTTATGTAGGAGGGAAGAACATTATTCCTCCCTCCTGTAATAATTATTCAGCAACAACAGCTTCTTCAGCTTCTTTGTAATTCTGAATTTGAGAATTCACTTCAGCCAATACCCTTTGCAGGTATTCAATCTGAGCAAGAACATCATAAGCTTTAGCTTTCAATTCTACGAGACTGTTCATAAACATATGGTTTTTAAATGATTAAACAAGAATAAGACCAAGTTTGGAAGCAACATATTCATATGCTGCAAGATTGACATTAGATGCATCACCCCAAACGTCATAATCCTCTCCACTAATGGTCACATTGCCTTCTGCAAGCGTGGTTCCGGGAGTGACAATTGTAGTTTTTCCTTCAGCATCTGTAGCTTCTACAGGAGACTGAGAAATAGAATAATAAAACGTAGCCATTGTAGCCAAATCATCATTAACAATCCTTACAGACAATTCATCTGCTTGATAATTAGCTCCGTCTTTCCATACAGAGAGTGTTTCAATTTTTGCCATTTTTATTTTATTTTATGTTTTGTAAAATTATACATTAATTCAAATCAACCCAAGAGGTTCCATCATACAATTTCAATTTATTTGTAGCTGTGTCATAATACAATGTTCCTGCACTTGCTGTTGGTACGGTTGAGGTTGGAACAAGTCGTAAACTGCTGTTAATTTGTA